TTAATCGGACGCTTTTAAATTTTTATTTTTCCCTGCAGAAAAATTAGCTTTCCCGCTGTTTTGCAACTCAACAAGAGGAGATAACCGTCGGTAAACAGCCAAAAGTATCTTTAACTGAACCAGTTCATCTGCCCCCGATAGTTGAACCAAGTTTTTACGTTGTTCTTCACTAAGTGCCATCACAGATTCAAGTGATTTAACTGCGTCAGAAACAAGTTCAATCTCTTTAATTTGATTCTGTATACGCAGCTTCTCTGATTTCAACTTTGCCCATTCTCTTTGTCGATATGTACGCATCACCTGATCGTAAACTTTGTTGGCAGCCAGAATACTTCCACCAACAGCAGTAACTAACTCAGCAATCTGCCAAGAGATATCAATAAGAGCAGACAATTCAATAAAGCCAGGAGAGGCATACTGAATTTTTTTCACTACAGGACGTAAATCTGGTGGAGTCGCACTGTAAGCCCCTCTAAAAAAGTTCACTACACTGTGCCCACCCTCCCAAGGCATTGTTGAATATCCTCTTGATCCTCCTTTTAGGCCATAAAAAAAACCATATAGCTGCAAATACTCTTTCGTTAAGACCGCGAAATCAGCTAACTCCCAACGATTATCAAGCTCAATTATAACTTTTTCCATTTTCCACCAACCTGTCCAACTTTAAAAAGTTACTTTTAAGTATATGATAAACATAGTTTATTAAACGTGATCCACTACTTTTAATGAAGAATATTCCCCAAAACAGAAAGCCCCTCGACTGAGGGGCTTTCTGTTTGTAATTACATCCACATAATTTGCTGCCCTGACGGCAACGGGTGCGGCCTCACGGCGTGGACTTCTCCCGGCTTCACGATGTATCGCTGTACCGACTCATAAGTGATGAACGTGGCGCTGCAATTCACGTTCTGACACTGGTGATAACGCTCTTTTGTCGTGTCAGTGATATAGCGGCTTGTACGCGCATGTGCGGCATGCTGGCATAAAGGACAATGAAACATCGCGAGCACCTCTTCCGGTTTTGTTGATGGTGCCATTTTAGTTAATTTATCCTTATAAAACAAACAGATAAAATAAAAACATCACTCATCATCTTCTGTTTCGTACTCCACATCAGAAAGCCTGACCTCAAGCTCTAAGGACGTCGTGAAGCCGCTATTATTCAGAAAATGTGTCACCTTAGTGATTGTCCAGTCCTGCTCGTCTATGACGCGCTTAAAGCCTGACACTTTAACCGGTGTTTCCGTGTAAATATCAGCCCGACCGGTAGCCAGGCTGATGGAGAACTCCGCAACGCCCCGTTGCAGTTTATCCCACTTCGCCTGAGCGGCGCGCATGGCCTGCGCTTTCGTGGCATATACCGTGGTCAGGGCAAAAACATTGTCAGCCTCACCTGCCATGTATTCACCTTCGCGCGCTTCCGGTACTTTTGGCGCTTTCTTCTGCGTGACCGGTTTCGCTTTCGGGTGCTCCAGTGCGCGCAGGTGTTTCTCTTTCTTTTTGCGTTTCAGTTTTACCTTCTGCTTTTGCGGCTTCGGGTCTTTGGTGTGTAACCACTTTGCCGTTACGCCGGTGTAGGCTCCACGGTCAGCAATCGCAAAATGATGGCGGTCACCGTCGCTGCGGGTGATGGTGACCTGCGGGATTTTTTTACCGCTGGCCGTCACCCCCTGCCCCGCTTTGAGAAACAGCAGTTTTCCCATTTTTACCGACACCTCACCGCCGTTGCGTTCTGCAAGACGGGTCAGAAATTTCGCATCAGACTCCTGCGACTGGTCGATGTGCGGGATTTTAATTCCGGCCAGTGACGGAGCGACACTGGCTTCCAGCCTGTTACGGGAGGCTATCGCCTCAACAATCGCACCGAGCGTGGTGTCATGCCATGAGCCTTCACGGCGGGAATTGAGCGTCCCGCGAAAATCTGCACTCCGGGCGCGGATGGTGACCACATCCGGTGCGCCCCGGTGTTCAACCTCATCAACGGTAAATTTCCCTTTGCATACCAGGGCAAAACCTTTCCAGCCGATATACACCGTCAGGACAGCGCCACGAATCGGTAGTCCGACCTGCCCGTCGGCATCGTTCAGTTCAATATCAAGCTGGTCAGCCTCAAAGCCCCGGTTATCCGTCAGGGTCATGCTCATCAGACGGTCGCTGATATTGCCGGTAATATCCCTGCTGTCGAGCATCAGCATGTAATCCGGCGTCAGCGTACTGCCTGCATCAAATGTCAGTGCATCCAGCATTATCCCGCCCCCGTCATACCCGTGAATTTAGTCGCCATACTGCCAGCCTTACCGATGAGCGATTCCGCCTGTTTACCGATATCGCCATAAAGCGCGGCCAGTGATTCATCAACGCGGGTGAGCGACAGCGTAAAATCAATTTTCCGGGGTGTGCCGTCTGCAAAGAAAATACTCCCTGTTTCACTCACCTTGCTGATGACATACATGCCGTAAATCATGCCGGTGCCATCCAGCAACGGCCACGCCCGGCCTTCCTCTGCCATCAGTCTGAGCGTGGTCATCGTCAGCTTTCCGCCGGTCAGTTCAGGATAAAGCACACCGGCAAGCGTGATGTTTTCCTCACCCGCACCGAGAAACTGAAAGGCATCCCGTTTGCCGATACGGGAATTTGACGGCCAGCGATAATCTGATTCACGCTGCATGGTCTGGTGTGGCAGCGTCTGGCGCATAAAAACAAACATACCTAACGCGAGCATCATTTTTCGTTACCTCCTTAACCGTCATGCATCATGCTGGCACGGGCGCGCGCACGTTTATCCCGCTCGTATTTTTCGAGCGCATCCTGTAACTGGCGGTCAAGCTGTGTCCCCGGCGCAGTACCGCCCGTCAGGTTGATGTGATATTCGTTTTTACTCTGGTCCACATAAGAGCGACCAGCCGGTGCCGTGACCGGCTGGTAAGCCTGATAGCCTGCATAAGAGCTGCTCGCCGGAATATAACCACCTGTGCCATACGTGGCGGCATGAGTTCTGGCGGCAGTCTGGTCAAGTGCGTCAGACTCTTTGTTGATGACGCCGAGTTTTTCCAGTACCCAGTCAATACCGCTGCGCAGTTTGTTGAACGCATTAAGCGGCAGTATCAGCGTGTCAGCCAGTGCCTGCCCGAACATGACGCCAGTATCACGGCAACGGTTCAGGGTGTCCTGAGTGGCTTTGACCGGGGCAATCAGGTTTTTAAACCACTGCCACGCGGCCTGTAACTTTTCGCCCAGCCAGTCAAACACCGGTTTCAGTGGCGAGAACAGCTCCCCCACCGGCGCAAATGCTGCTTTCAGCCCTTCAACCACACCACCAAAGAATGCGCTGACAGGCTCCCAGTATTTACGGATAAGCAACGCCCCGGCGACAATGGCAGCCACCACAGCCACAACCGGCCAGCTAATAGCCCCGATGGCGGTCATAACAGCACTGCCAACCGTCGTGAAGATTGCCCCCATTGCGCCTGCTGCCGCGATGATGGCATTGATGCCGGTGATAACCGGCCAGGCTACAAGACCAATTGCACCGATGATGCCAATCAGCGCCAGCGCGCCACCGACAATGAGGCCGATGGTTGACGCCAGTGATTTGTTTTTCTGGATCCAGCCGTCGAGTTTTAACACATACTTTGTGGCCGTCTGAGTGAGCTTACGCAGTGCGCCTTCCTGCTGGTCAAACAGGTCAGTCCCCACCGCCTCATAAGCAGACTGAAACTCCTTAAAGTCACCGCCGAGGTTATCCTGCATGATTTTAACCAGCTCTTCCGTTTTACCGTCCGAGGCTTTCAGCGTGGCGGTCAGCTTATCCAGTTTTCCGCTTGCTGCCGCTGCCAGTAAAACGTTCGCTGATTTCAGGGCTTCCTCACCAAAAATGGTTTTAAGGTATTCCCCCTTCTGAGACGTTCCCAGCTTGTGTTTATCAAAGCTGGCCTGAATCTCTTTCAGAATGGTGAACAACGGACGCATATTTCCCTTTTTGTCCGAGGTTTTAACGCCAAGCTCTTTGAGTGCATCCCATGCTTTTCCAGTCGGTGCCTGTAATCGGGTGACAACGGCACTGCTCCCCGTCCCCGCCATTGACCCCCTGATGTTATTGTCATGCAGCACACCTGTCATGGCCGCTGCCTGTTCAAGACTTACACCTGCCGTCCTAGCAACCGGACCGAGGTAAGTCAGTGCATCACTGAGTCCCTGAAAATCAGCCGCCGACTTATTCATCGTTGCCGACAACACGTCGCCCACATGGCTGACATCATCATTTGACAGTTGAAAGGATGCCTTAGTCCCCAGCAACAGTTGCGCGTTTTCTTCCATCGACCGCTGATTCGCCAGTGCCATATTCAGCGTGACCGGCGTTGCCGCCTGAATAGCCGCAGCATCTCCACCGGCTTTCGCAATGATAATCTGCGCACCGGCTGCATCATCCGCTGAGGCGGCGGTGTTGTCGCCGAGCTGGCGCGCCTGCTTGCGTAGTGCAGCCATTTCGGCGGAGTCTTTTGCCACACCGAGCACAGCCTGCAATTCTGAGTTTTTCTGCGCAAACTCATAACCGGGCATCAGCAACTTAACTCCGGCCATCGTTCCCGCCGCCGCAATCCCCACACCGGCAGCGCCTACTGAGGCCATATTTCCGGCCAGTTCCTTTCCGGCCTGATAACGCTGTTTTACTGCGTTAAGTTTTGCCTGTTGCGCACTGACACGCGCCAGCGCGTCGCGCTGACGGTTAAGTTGTGCGGTGGTTTCACTGATACGGTTTTTCAGTCCCTGCTCATCATGTGCAAGATTGCGGGTATTAATTCCCACAGCGGCCAGTTCCCGCTGCTGGCGTTTAACGGAATCCGTCAGGCGGTTATATTTCGCCTGTAAGTCCTCCGCCGCACGCTTTGCGGATTCCAGCACTTTCGCCTGAGCACGGGTCGGACGTTCGGTGTTTTTAAACTGTGTGGCAAGGGCTTCGGCTTCCTGCCGAGCCTTTTCAAGTGCATGACCAGTCACGGCAAGCTGTGCGCTGGTCTTGCGAAATCCCTCAATACGGGATGCCTGACCGTTCAGCTCGCGCAGTGATTTTTGTGTTTCCCGGATATCCCCCGACAGCGATTTGCTCGCTGTACGGATGGATTTAAACGGGCGGGATGCCTGGTCAACAGCCCTGAGCAATACCTGTAATTTTACATTGTTACTCATTCGTGTTTCCGCTTCGCCGGAGCGCCTTTTCGCGCCATGTGATGAGTTCGGTCAGGCTCATGGGATACAGTTCTGATGGCGGCCAGTGAAATATCACTGCCACATCCGCCATCAGGTCATCGACCGAGAGATTTTTCGGGAACGTCACTGCACCGAGTTCGGCGACAAAAAACCGACCACCTTACCGGCCAGCGCCACAAGGTCAGGCAGTTCCAGCGCGGCGACTTCCTGCTCGGTCAGCATCGGTGCCGTCATGCGCGGCAACACCTTAATTAGTGCATCAACTTCGGAGTTTGCGACCGCTGCCAGACTGACACCGCGCAGCGTCCCGGCATTGGGTTTCATCAGCGTGACCTGTTCGATGACCTGCTCACCACGCTTGACCGGATTTTCCAGGGTAATGACATTTTCTTTGTTCATGGTTTTCTCACTTCTGAATCAGGGTTAACCGGTCAGCCAGGCTGACCGGATGAAAATCACAGGCCGATATTTCGGCGGTGTTGCTCCAGCCGGTCGACGCCGTTCACCTTCTCAATCATGTTGATGGTGTCGATTTCGACCAGCTCCTTACCGTCCATCGTCAGCCGGAAATAGGTGCAGACCACGGAGATTTTCGACTCGGTGTCTTCTCCCTGTTTACCCTCGCCGGTGTCGATTTCTTTCTGACGTCCACGCATGACCACTTCGACGGCCACCGTTTCGCCGGTATCGTCGCGCTGGTAAGAGCCTGCAAAACGAATCGGCACGGCATCCACACCGGTTGAGGCGTAAAGCTCCCAGATAACCGAATCCGGGAAGCCACCGAGCGACCACTCCATTGACAGCGCATCGTCATCAAGGCCGAGGTCTACCGGTGCGCTGCCGTTCATCCCCGCACCGCGATAGTTTTCGAGCTTACGGGTCAGTTTTGGCAGCGTGACGGACTTTGCAACGCCCTGATAGCTGTAGCCGTTCAGAAAGACGTTCATTAACTTGAGTTTGCGCGGCATTGCCATCGGTCAGGCTCCTTAATTGCTGTTAACCGAGGTGACCAGATTTGCCAGGTATTTATCGGTAATACGCTGGCGCAGGGTCAGGTTTTCAAGAGGAGGTACCGGTGTATAGTCGTAGTCGATATACAGTTTTCCGGCCTTGAGGGTTTCCGCATCGTTGGATTCTTCGCTGAACCAGCAGGTCGCATCCACGATATAGCCGTTTGTTTTCAGCTCACGGAATTTGGCATTGATGCCGTCAACGATGTCGCGAATCAGCGTTGCGGTGATGGGCTTGTCCACCGCCCACATGTGCGCCTCAGCCATCGTGTCGGCCAGCACCTGCGCGGTGCGGGTATAGTTTTCAAAGAGGAACAGCGGGTCATCAGAGCAGGTACGGTTACCCCAGAAGCGGAAACCGTCGCGGCGAATCAGCGTAGTGACGCCTGACTCGTTAAGCAGGTCAGCATCGGTGCCGGACTCCTGCAAATCCCAGAATACAGAGGCGCTGATGCCGGTAACACCGTTCACCCCGACATTGGACAGCGTTTTATGCCAGCCCTGCTCCTGGTCAATTCTGGCACGCAGACCCAGCGCACGGGCGGTGGCATACGCGGTGGCGGTAGTACTGGTGACCGTATCCCATGCGAGGAAATCCGGCCAGATGACCATCAGCTCACGCTGGCTGAAATTCTGGCGGTAGGCTTTCACCTCGGAAATGGTTTTACAGCCCCATGCGCTGATATACCCGAAAGCGCGCAGCTTCTGACAGACTGATGCCAGTGCGACGGCAACCTCTTTGGTGTCCAGTCCCGGCACACCGAGAATGCGCGGTTTAACACCGGTTACCGACTCCGCCGCCAGCAGGGCTTTCAGTCCGGTGTACTGACCGTTTTCGTCGGTGGTGCCGATGATATTGGAAACGGTTTGCGCAAGTTTCGTTTCCTCGTCGTCGCCGGTGCCGTCTTCCACACGCACGACAACGGTGACCGGTTTTGACTGGTCGGCGATGGCCTGCAACGATGCCGCCAGCGTGCCTTTTTTACCGGCCTTTGCAATTGCGCTCTGCACATTGGTAATCAGCACAGGTTTATTGAGGGGGAAGGTTTCCGCATCCGCATCGCTGGCCGTGCAGACCATGCCGACAATGGCCGTGGATACAGTGGAAATGACGCGGGTGCCCTCGTTAATCTCCAGCACCTGCACGCCGTGATGATAGTCACTCATCCGTTTAACTCCGTGGTTAATGGGTGCAATTATTTTCTGTTGTGCAGAGTATGAGGCGCTATTTGACCTGGCTGGTCAGTGGATGAAACAACAGATAAAGAAAAGGCGGGCAATTCGCCCGCCTGTCCTGATTTGTACTCACTCATTTTCCAACTGACTATTTACATAGTCCAAACGCTATCAAATCTGACTGTCTGCTTTGAGCGAGGTGCTGACATCCGCATGAATGTATGGAGCTGCCGCACACTCTAAAAATGATAGAACGTCTATATATTAATTATCCCTAAGTCCAGTTTTATTAATCAATTTTATTACTTTTACCTGCAACCTTTTTATTATAGTGATAATAAGAAATAGCACTAGCAAAATAGGATTTTGTCATCGATACGAAAAAATCCAACAAATCCGCCATGTTATCAATATCAATATTTGGTTTAGTTTTACTGGCTTTAGTAATCTTCATGTAGAAGTCCACAAACTTACTTTTTTCTTTATCCGTAATCTGATAATTCAATTGATGACTGATTTTATTTCTTATGCTGTTAAAGTCTTTTATTCTTAAATATATTTCATCATAAGGGGGTTTTGCAGGCTCATGTTGTATTAAAGCTATTTTTTGTGAAAATGTGAGTTTTGCATCACCCCAAGCTAACGAAGGATATCTTAATCCAAGATAATCAGTAATATACTTTTCAAGGCTCAAGTGCGCAGTAAGAAAGGCACCTATGAAGGCAACGTCAACCCCATCAACACGTCCCCATATGTTTTCATTTTCATCAGTCATACCTGTATACACAGCGGTTGATGCAAGATCTTTCCAGTCCATGCTTTATCCTTTTAAAGGTGAATTTAACGAGTTTAACTTTATCTCAACTCAATACTTATCTCAAAATTTATGAGTGGACATAACATCCACAAAAAACTATTAAAGCCCTTTTACCTCTTATTATTGATGAAAATGTACATTTTTATAAAGAATGTCGAAGAACCTCCTCAGTGGAACTATCAACTACACATTGCAAGACTAGAGTATGTGCAAACCTTTTGACAAGGTTCTGAAATATTCATGGTGGCCTTATTATATCAATTTATCTTCACTTTATACATTAACATAGCATGATGTTGATAATGTCCGCTCCTAGCACAGAGCGGACTGTCAGATTAGGCCTTACTCTGTACTATAGCTATGTTAACTAACACAAGAGATCATATCACTTATTGCGGCATTTCCGGCCATTCAGGATTTGCAGGATCCACACGGCTGACCAGAACACTGTAGCGTTCCCATGCTTCCAGTCGGCTACGCTCCTCATCTGTTGCCATGTTCAGCCTGACAGCGCGCTCCAGTGGCTGAATAACGCTTTCCGCTTCGGAAAGTAACGCGGCCTTTTGTGATTCTGCCTGTTGTTGCTGTTCGTCTGCCGTATAAATCCGCTTAATCACGGCACCATCCTTAAACATCCATTTCCCTGAGTCATCAGCACGTCGGTTGGCGGTAATATCAGGAACCTCGACAACGCTGAAACCTTCAGGGTTGAGCGTTGAAGCATCTCTGGTGATGCCGACAATAATATTATTTTCATCGTAAACAATCTTTATCGTGTCTTCCTGAAAATTACTTACTTCCTCATACCAGTTTTTTCCGTCTTCGGACCATAACCAGATAACATCAAAATTCTTTGTTAGCTGATATTGTTCTTTTGTTTTTGGATTACCTGACTTAATGTTTTTTAAATGCTGCATAATTTACACCTGCGCAACGTTATACCATGTGCCATTGATGTATTTTTGTATTGGTCTGAATACTGCTGGATCATCACCATCGACTTCACCGACAATACCAAGCCCCGTGATTACATGGCCTGATTTTTCATACATCACGCCTTTTTGCATGGTCTGAACAACACGTGTGCCAAGTCTGACATCTCTCACATAGCGGGAATCAAAGTTACCGTAATCCGAGGGATTAACACGCCCCGTAATATTTATGGTTTTATTACTTTGAATACTTCCCGAGACAAAGCGCATAACATGGACGCTATTAGCATAAACATCCAGATTACCATCACCATTTTGTTTAAAGCCCGTGTCATTATCACCCAAAACAATCGAATTACCGCCAAGAGCACTGGATGTTCCTATACCCAGAGCACCATTCAATTGACCACCAGATAACGGCAGTGCACCGACATCTCCCGCTGTAGGTTTTCGCGTTGTGGTATAAAACTCAGACCAGTCAGCCTCGAATCCGTAACCGTCACGAGCAGAACGATAAAAAATACCGCCGTTCTTATAATTAACGCGGAACTGGGCGGCGGGGCAACTTCCTTCACCGATATTAAAATGAAGAATTAACGTTGATGCCCCACCAATAGTTGCGTTATAGGCTCCGCTACTCCAGTTCCATCCAACGGCTTTATCATTCGCAACGGTGTCTCCTGTTTTTCCTGAAGCAAATGCACCAATATTTTTCGGCGTCAGGTTAATATCTGATGTTCCATCAAACGAAACGTTATTAATTTTACGGGCTGTTTTCAGCTTTGTTGCTGTCGCCGCATTGCCGGACAGTTCACCAGAAAGGCCAGCACTGAATGTCTGTTTCGCGCCCCATGTCTGGGCTTCGTCAATGATTGGTACTCGTCTTGCTGTAATCGTGCGGCTTCCCGGATTTCCTGAAATACGCACCATAAAAAAGCGGTAGTTGGCTTTACTTACAGTGCTGCGCCATACATGCATTGAGCGTCCCGAACCAGAATCATCACTCGGACCGACTGAGATGTTTATCAGGTTGCCATCAATGACGCCCCAGTCCATACCGTCGGGAATATTGGTCATGTTATCCAGCCGAACGGTTATCAGACTGCCCGGCACAAAATCGTATGTCTGCCAGTCCAGGCTGGTGAGTTTTGCTACTGCGCCACCGATACCCAGATTCAGGGGAAGTGAATAAGATGTGTAAACTTCCCGCCATTCGCTCCATGAGCTGCCGGTAAAAACGCGCTCAAACGTGCGACCTTTAAGGGTTGTACCTGTTCCGGCAGTTGTATAACGCTGCCATACGTTAACACCATCAAAGCGCCTCAACACTTCCAGAATACCGAGGACTGTCACGCCGTTTCCGTCCAGTATTGGACCATTGGTCGCTTTACCTGTAACGCTGTAAATACCTGGTGAGGTTACATCATTCAAATCACCGTCGTAATAACGGCTTTCTGACTGGTAGCCCACTCTTGACCACGGCTCCCACTGTGGGTTCTCTGCATCCCACGAGGCCGAAAGACAGCGAACATAAACATTTCCACGGCGGGTCGTGTAACGCTGCGTTCGCGAGTAACCACCACCTTCAAGAACTTCAAGGAGTCCCTGACCATAACTTCCTTCTTCCGGATAGTTGCGGTCAAATGAAGCGATTGAGCCACTACTGTTTCGCCATAAACCAAGATGCTCTGCGCCTCCGAGCGTGTTCAGGTCAATGGTTGTGCTCAGGGGGCGTGTTGCAGACTGAACCTGACGCCAGTAACTCCACGGACCGTCTGAACCATTCCATGTGCCAGAAAGGTTGCGCATATAAACATTGCCTGTTCTGGTGGTATAACGCTGCATTCCTGAAAAATTACCGCCATTGAATACCTCCAGTACACCGACTGCACCGTCTTCAGGGAAATTTTTAGCAGCCGTCGCGTTAGTGGATGTAGCTTTAGACCAGATACCTGAATAAGCCTTAACAGGACCAAACGTATTCAGATCAGCATCAACCGGCATTTCGCCATTGTTTTTCATAAACGTCAGGCTGGTAACGCCAACATTGTCCAGAAAAGCTGATTTATCCTGGATATCTGCACCATTCTGATTTTTCGCCAGACGTGAATTTGCGTTGTCATTTGCTGCCTTGACCGCTTTTGGCGTTGCTGCCAATGACTCACTGGTGCTGTTTGTTGCACTGCTTAACTGAGTAAAACCTTTTTCTGTCAGCGTGGCGTCAGGATGGCGGCGGGACTGCTCATGCTCTGCGATTTTGTCATCGACGTAATCCTGCGTCGCCATCACTGTGCTGGCATCAATACTCAGCTCAACGGACGCCACGTTGCTGAGAATAATAACCATGCGGCAGGTCTGCGCACGTCCGGAGCCTTCAGCCAGTTCTGGCTTATAGCTTTCTGCCATGTTGGATACCGCAATCAGTGTTCCGGCATCGTCATACAGACCAAGCTCACGCATCCAGAAGCCGCCCACTTCTGGCGGAACAACCAGTTCAGCCACGATATAGTTTTTATTCTTATTATCCACGCTGACTTTATTCAGGGCATGACGCCAGACCTCATGCACCAGCTTCGTCTGACCGGCATCCGGCACCGGCAATTTGCCATTACCGTCACCCACGGCCATTGCAGACAGGTTTACTTTTTTCCCGCCGGGGACAGTGGCGGCTGCCAGCTTCGCGGCTCCGGCAGTAGTGATAACGGTTTTAAATTTCGTGCTCATTGTTTCTCACTTATCCGGGATAAACAGTAATAACATCACCATCACAGACCACACCGCCTGTATACAGATAGCCGGGAATGTCCTGGATAATGTTCAGGCCGATAAGGTGGCGACTTGCGGGTTTGGCATCGGCAATCAGCCGTTCCATTTCCAGATACATCTCCTCCGTGATGCCGCTTTCCAGCACACCGATATCAAGGCGAAAGGTTCCGGGCGGGTCGTTTGTCTCCCACCATTCCTTTACGTTAATGAGATAGCCGAGCGGCTCCACCACACGCCGGATTGCGCCTATAGTGCCTTTATGACAGTGGATGAAATAGGCATCGCGAATAACGGCGCGCTTGGTCGCTTCCGGCCACTTTTCATCCCACCTGTCGACCGAAAACGCCCACGCCAGCCACGGCAGCAGATTTGCCGGGCAGGTGTCCGGGTTCCACAGTTCACGAATACTGACCGGCGTTTTTTCAATTTCCGCACAGGCTTTTGCGGCAGCAACTTCAAGCGGTGATGAGCCGGTCGGCAGCAGTCGCGAATCACTCATCCGAGCCTCCGGTCACGACGCGGTATTCGGTACAGAAAGACGCCTGCGTACTGTTGAGCACGATGTCGGCCAGCGGTGCAGTCAGTTCGACACGCTGCACGCCTTCCACATGCAAAGCAGCATAAATGGCAGACAGACGGATGTCGCGCCCCAGCCGGTGCTGTGCTGTGATGTACGCTTCCAGTTTTTTCACGGCAGCAGCGCGGATGGGTTCGCTTTCGGGACCAGGGTAAAGGTAAAGCGTGGCGTTTATCTGGTATTCAACGATGGCGGCAGACTGCACGGTCACGCGGTCGGCCACCGGCCTGACGTCCTCGCCATTAAGGGCGTTACGCACCGCCGCCAGCAGGTCTTCGGATGCAACACCGTTATTTTCGCGAGACAGCACGGAGATGGTGACGCAGGCCGGAGAAGGGCTGGTGACAGAGATATCTGCGACACGCCCGTCGGCACTGCGACCATGATACTGATAGGCACCCACCGACCCGGCGACGCTTAAACCTTCAAACGCCTGCTGAATACGCAGACGATAATCGGTGTCAGATTCCATCACTGCCGGTGTCGGCGGGATAGTCGAATCATCTGCCGGGGTGATAATCAGGCGCGTGGTGTTGTAATTGGCACCAATCACATCAAGGTCATTACCGGCAGCACAGGCCAGCATTACCGCCCGTGCGGCCTCATTCACACGCTGACGCCAGATAAGCTCACGATAAGCATTTTCCTCCAGCAGTTTGACGAGAGGCTCGGATTCCAGCGTCAGGGTACGGGCGACCGCCTCCTGCTGGTCTTCCGGGTAAAGGGAAATCAGTGTCGCCTTGCGTTCAGCGAGAATGGTTTCAAAGTCCAGCTCCTCGACCACATCCGGTGCGGGTAGCTGGTTCAGGTCGATAATCGGCATGGTTTCAACTCACAGGGATGGTTAACGAAAGTGGCTGGCCGGTGTCGTTGTGCTGACCGGTTAACGTGACCGTCATTCGCCCGTCAAAACTGCGCGCCGTGGTGACGGATGACAGGGTGACGCGGGGTTCCCATTTCAGCACGGACATGTAACAGGCGACCTTAATCTGCAACTCAAGCGCCGGGGTCTGCGGCTGGTCAATCATTGACGCCAGCAACGAGCCGTAATCACGACGCATCACCCGTGAGCCGACCGGTGTGCGCAGGATATCGCCGATACTCTGGCTGATATGCTCAAGGTCAGTGACAGTCAGGCCATCACTGCGATTCATTCCGAGATAACGCGCTGTCATAGAGGACTCCCGGTTGTGCCGCCGCTGTCGCCGGGGTGTTTATGGGTATGCAGTACCTTACCGTTTGATGAGAGTTCACCGCCGGTGTGTTCAATGTTGCCGCGCATCGTCCCGCCCTTCTGCACTTCCAGCGTGCCGGTAATCAGCCTGTTGGTGCAGACCACCTCCGGTGTGTCCAGGGTGATGCGGGTTGATGCTTTCACCATGACCACAGGCACCGTGGCGGTAACAGAATCAGAAGCCGTCACGCTGGCCGTTTTAATTCCGCTTACCGTGAGTGCACTGGTTTCGGGTTCATACTCAATCACCGCCCCGTCAGGGAAACGGATATGCAGGGCATCCGCCGACGCAGACGGCGCGGGGTTATCGCCGGAATAAATCCCCGGCAGAACGAATGCCGTGTCGAGTTCACCGCCCACGGCCAGAATCAGCACCTGCTCCCCCACGGAAGGTGCCCACCATGTGCGCGAACGCCCGGCACGACAGGTCAGCCACTGAAGCCAGTCGGTGCACATGCCGCCGGTCTGCACACGGCAGCGACCGGCGTTAAGGTCGGTTTCGACGATAATGCCGGTGCGAATCATGTTGCGCAGTGCGCGCGCGAGTTCCTGAATATTTGCGAGAGTGTTCATAACGGGAAGGATGCCGCCGGGTCATACCGGCGGCAATGTGACGATGAGGTGTCGGGGATGGCACAACTAACGGTCGAGGTGCGCCAGAATAATCTCTTCAATCATCTGCACATCCTCACCGGTAAAGCCGAGCAGAGGACGCGCCGGATAATCAATTTTCTTACCGTCTTTCCGGGTTTCTTCCGACAGACCGAACTGATGCACGCTGGCGATTTTCGGTGACTTCCCGCCGTAAAACTCCATTGATGCCTGTTCCGGGCTGGCGCGGATATGCAAAAAACGACTGGTGATAAGTTTCGCAAACATTTTTCGCTTAACACGACCAGTCTTTTTTCTGGCGCTCTGCTGCTGGCGTGGCGCGTAGGGTGTGCCGTCCGGGGCTTTCTGAGCCATCACCCGACGCTGCTGACTCTGCCGCAGACGTTTCGCCAGTTCGGCGCTCAGTCGCCGACGCCCTGACGGTGACAGCGATTCAATCAGTCCGGTCAGCCGGTCTTCAAAACGCTTAAACTCATTCATCCCACTTGCTCACCAGTTCGCCATTGATATAAAGCTCCACCGGGCGGGTGACCGGCTCCGGCGGCGTGGGTTCCGGGATATTCTTCACATGCAGTGCGCCGTCCACCTCACTGACCAGCGTGCGCTCGGTCAGCATCAGGCTGATGCTGATATCAAAGCTGCTGTCATTGTTGATGTCTGCATAAAACGTGAAGCCCTTTTTCTGGCCTTCGTCAGTGGTCATGATGTCGGGCTGATTTTCCCGCAGCCACGCCAGCACCGGCACGATGAGCAGGTCAAAATCACCGGTAAAGTCGGTCACAATCACATTGAGCGTGTAACGCTTTTCGAATGACAGCGACGTCGCCAGTGTGGAGGCAATACTCCCGTTATCCACGAATATCCGCAGCATCTCGGGGCTGGTTTTCAGCACCGTGACGGCATCAGTCAGTGCCCTGCGCAGGCTGTCGGGTTTGAGCATCGTTTTCGTCCTGACAGTGTTTAATCATTTTTACCAGGCTGGCACAACGTGCCAGCGCGTTCTCAAGCTGCCGGATATCGGCACTTAAATCGCCGTTCGTCTGCGGGTCACTGCCCGGCATCGGGCAAAGGCTCACTTTCGGGCAGGCGTTGGCGACAATCACTGGCGTCAGTGCAGGCCGGACGCTGGTGCAACCGGCGCACAGCATCAGGCAGGTCAGCGCCATACCAGCGGCGAAAATCCTCGTTTTCATTAAGTAACCTCGTGATGGTTTTCTCGCGCAGTGCTTCACGCTTCGCGGCGTTCTCCAGTTCCTGACGCAGTGCCACCTGCGCCAGCTCGTTTTTGTCTGCCCTGGTGATGGCAACATGAAGCTGATTTTTCAGCATGGTGATGGTCGTCTGCTGTTCACTGGCGACGCTGTTCGCCCTGTCCAGCGAGGCGCGCAGGCTGGCATTTTTGTGTTTCACCAGAAACAGACCGGTCACCGCCAGCGATAACAACACGACCAGCACAATCATCAGCTTTGACATGGTTCCCGCCCCTCAAGACGCTGACGACAGGCTTTACGTATCAGCCGGAAAAACAGCGACGCCACAAGATAAATCAGCGCGGTAAAAATCCACCCGGCAGCGACCAGCGAGATAAACGTCGCCACCATCACTACCAGAGCCGCCGCCCGCCTGCGCCACGGCACCGGCTGCAAAAACAGCGACGTGACAATCTTCACGGCCAGCGATTCCGGTGGCAGCTCCCGCCCGTAGCGTTCCAGCACATACTCAGTGGCATACACGCCGACACCACCGGCAACCACACAGATAACCGTCGCCAGAATCGCCCAGGCGGCGACAAAATTGACGGCCACGCTCTGCGGGTAAATCAGGGACAGTGCCAGCATCAGCGCCAGCGACACATTCAGCATCAGTGAAAGGGATAATTTCTTCATGGTGTTTACTCCGTTTAAGCCGGTACACCGCCGGCGGTACGCCAGACGGTGACCAGTTTTTCCAGTGAATGCTCACGCTGACCGTAACCGGCACCCGGCAGGGACGCCCAGATATTGCGACAGCGTGAAATGGCGCGCTCAATGCGTCCCGCCCGGATGTCATCCAGTGCACCGCGTTCGCGGATCAACTGAATGGCGAGTCTGTCCTGTGACAACGGACTGAAATCCGGCAGGGCAAGCTGTTTGCGGTAGTGCGGCCAGAACAGGTAAAGCTGCTGATAGCGACCGGAGGCCGTGGATTTTTCACCGCGACGGTTAAACACCTTCGCCGGCCGGCCATGCGCGAACGGGTGGTCACTGTAGTCAGTGAAAATTTCCGGCTTCCCGTCCAGTCCGGTGACTATCACGTCATAGCCCCGGTTTTTCGTCAGCGGATGATTCGCCGTCCCTTCGGACACGGCCAGCATGTCGAGAAAGGCCGCGATATTCTGATGCGTGTTAATTACCGGCATTACTGTTTCCCCCTGCCCTTAAAACGGCGCTGAATGGCAATCTCAATCACCTGATAACCGGCGATACCCAGCATGGAGCCGATACCGCACACCGCAGGCAGTGACAGGTCAGGAAACTGCACCAGAACAACACCGGCAACCATCGAGACAAAACCACCGAGCAACATGCGCCCGATAAACAGACGCGGGGTGATGGGTTCACCACCGGCAAGCACCTTGCCGACAACAATCAGCACCCCAATCATGAAAAGCGACAGGACGCTTTTTTCTTCTGCTGTCATGCGTTACTCCCACAGATTGACAGTTTCAGCCACGGGCGCGGTCTGAACGTCGGGCAGTTCGACGGCGGTGCCGTGTGGCAGCACCGCACCCAGTTCAGCCAGTCCCGGATTTGCGGCGAGCACGGTCTCAACCACGCCCTCAGTGCGCCCGTAATACCGGACACAAATGGCGTCGAGCGTGTCGCCCTGTAGCGCAAAGGTCTTCATCAGATTTGACTCACGATGCAGCGCGGCTTGCCCTGGATGCGCGCCACTGCCCAGCGCATATCCCGCCACAGCTCATCAATGGTGCTGTCAATGCTGTCGGCCTTCTTGTCGCCTTTCGCACTGGCATCCACACCGCGATAACGTTCATAAAGCGACGCGGTCGCCATCGCACACACGGCGCGCTCGTAGTAAAAAACTTTGATGCTTTCACCGTCGATGTCGTCCGCCGGGACGTCCGCCAGACGCGTAAAACCGGCGGCAATTTTCTGTTCGCGGTACTCGTACAGCTCCGCATTCGTCTCCGCCATGCCTGACTTGATGGCCTCACGCAGACGGGCGGGGGCGACGGTCTGCTCAAGGCGCATACGTTCCCGGACGCGCTTCGGGTCGATATCGGGAAAAAAGAACGTGTTTTTAATCACCGGCTCGTCGCCTGCCGGTTGCGGGATGACCACCGTACCCTCACCGGACACGGGAGCCTCCTTTCGCGGAATAATCAGCGTCATCATGACTACCTCTGAAAAGTCGGGCGGTGGACGCCGGTGCAGTGTCAGATGATTCACCCTCACTGACCGGCGTGCCGCCCTGGCGCGGGGCGCATTCGGTTGTTAACTGGCTTTCTTTTTCGGGCGTCCACGTTTTGCCGGTGTCACGCTCCGGGTCTTACGCGGGGTACGGGTGGCCGCTTTTGGCTGCGGCTGCGGCTCCGGCTTCGGTTTCAGCTCCCGCTCCAGTCGTTCAATCTCTTTTTTGACGCCTGCCTGACAGTCGAGCTGTGTCGCACGTTGCAGGTGCGCCAGCGCACCGGCGGCATCACCACCGTCACGCAGAAACAGACCGGTGATTTTGTGCAGCTTTGCGCGCACTTCATCAGGCATGTCAGCAGCGGCAGTCAGTTCAAGGGTCTCCGTCAGCAGGCGGGTATCCACAGACTCACCGGCAGCGTGGGCACGCATGGCCGCAAGCGCGACCTCCTCGGTGAACATGTACGGCGGGGTGCGGCGGTGTTTACCCGGCATGGTCAGACCGTACTTCAGGGCATAACGGGCAATCTCCAGCGCACCGGCAATATCGCCGGTATCCAGACGCCACAGCATGACCGTCATCAGAATGTCATCCTGTGCACCTTTGCCCTGCTCCAGCACGCCGTTCACCCACGGCAACCAGAACGGCAGCAGTTCGCGTTTTTTCGCGGCCTTCAGCTCTTTTGAATAAATCGCTTTCAGTGTGCGCTGGTCTGCGGCGAGCTTAACCAGCATCTGCTCATAGACAGTTGCATGTCGCAGCGGGGCGGCTTCCCGCTGCGCGGTCATCGCTGCCGAGACCCGCATCATGTGGCGCTGTGCGGGACTCGTCATCGGTTACGCTCCCGGCTCTGCGGTCGCTTTAGCCGGTGTGGAGAAGTCACCGACCTTGATTTTTTCCACCAGACAACCGGCGGCGTAGTCTTCCACCACGTAATCAATGTTCATTGACTCGTAGTTCTCCACGCGGTCGAGTTTCGGGTTTTCCACAATCACGCGGCGATGGCTGTCATCCATGTAGTAGATGGACAGGTTTTCCAGCTTCGTGATGAGCATCGCATCCGCCGGGAAGTACGGGACGCGTACCGCCGGCAGGTTACCGATGCGTTTCTGGCTGATGATGACGTCAGCGGCCAGCATCTCGCTGTTGTCCTGCTCCTTGTTGACGATGGGGAAATACTTGTCCGCCAGTAGCTGACGCCCCACAATCACCACAAGGTCAGGGTCTTCCTGATACCACGGCTCAATCAGGTTGTTGGTCGCATCCATCACCAGTGCATCGAGGCTGGCATAATCACCGCCCTTACCCACGCGGATGACCTCAGAGGTCGTGTGACCTTCCTCGTCAGTAACCTTGCTCATCACGCGCGCCGGGGCTTCATTGCGGTATTTCTGCAGCCAGCCGACCGCCACATCCTGCAGCATCTGGTTACTGCTGCGGTCAGAGGTTTCGGCACGCCTCACGCCGTTAAAACCGGCCATGATTAAATCAAGGGACTGGCGTTTGATAATGGCGTTACGGACACGGAGCTGGAAATCCTGATAACGCGCCCACAGGTCAAGCGTTTTGTAGCGGATATAAAAATCGAAGTTAATCTGGTCGCATTCGTACTTGTTTGACGCCAGCTTCGAGAAGTCCTTCGGCTGACGCTCGGTGCCACCGGCGGTGTCTGTGGTGCTGGCGATGGAGCCGGTGACACCAATACCAATTTTTTCCCCTTTCATTTCGCTGACCGGCACAATGTTGATGCGGGTCAGAAAGTCAGAGGACTCCTGCATGGTGTTCATCAGGGTCTGGGTGACCGACGGTTCAACGGTGAATTTTTTCGACACATCACCGGCGTCGATGCCGTTCAGTTCGGCAACACGGGACAGGTAGGCATTAAATTTAAAGCGGGTTTCCTGGCGCATAGTTTTTCCTGAAATTAAGGGTTAATCGTGAAGGTTTTCCCGGGCTGACTGACGCCGGTCAGCAGTTCGTCATCAGGGCGTCACCGCCACCACCGGTGGCCTTGCTGCGGCGCTGCTGGGTCAGACTTTCGGTGTGGTCGAGACTGTTTTTCAGGCGGGTGAATGCCTGGCTGGTTTCATCCGCCCTGTCAGTCACATCCTGCTTAAGTGCGGAAAAAGCGGTTTCCATCTCAGCGAGGCGCTGCTCAGTGGCGCTCAGTTTTTCCTGCACATGTTCAGCAACAGCGGTCACCGCTTCATGCACGTCATTCAGACGGGCGTCATCGCTGGCCTGTTTGCGGCCAAAAATGGACTTCACCTTTTCGGTCAGGGCGGTGAACACGGTTTCAGGCAGGTCTTCAAATTCCAGCTCAACGGGCGTTGCCACTGAAATCAGGTTTTCAGGGTTTAATTTGAAGCGGTTCAGGGGGTTGTGTTTTGCCGTGCGGCAGAATTCCAGGTATTCCGTGCCGAGGCTTGCCGGGTCATCGGTGACGGCCAGACCCACCAGATAACATTTGCCGGTATTGGCAAAGTTCGGCTGAATTTCCATTGAGGTATAGACCTTCTGCGCGGCCTTGTTCATCGCGATAAGGTCATCGGTCGGGGTGATTTTCGCAAACAGCGCCCATTTGCCTTTCAGCGCCGAATCATCGTCAATCTTTTCGGCCTTCAGTTCGGCCACATCGCCATAACGCTTAAAAATACCGTCAGGCAGGATGCCGCGCAGATGTTCCAGGTTAATGCGGCAACCATAGACTCGCGGGTCAAAGGTTTCGGCCATTTCCTGAATATCCTGCGCACTGATGACACGCCCGTCACAGGTGTCACCCTCAACGCCGATACGAAAGAATTTTGAGACTTTTTTTGCCATTGTCAGGAGTCCTGAATAGTGATTAGAGGAGTCACATGTCGGCATCAGTTTCCCGACGATGCGCATCCTCCGCCATCAGTCCCGGATGGCTTATCACTGACACAACAGCACCTTAGCGAATCGCGGGGCGCGACTCAGTAGCCTTGCCGTGTATTCATCACGGCGAGGTATTCATGACCATCACCACAGACACCACTCTTTTACACGACCCGCGTCGTCAGGCGGCGCTGCTGTACTGGCAGGGGTTTTCCGTGCCGCAGATTGCCGCCATGTTGCAGATGAAACGCCCGACGGTGCAGAGCTGGAAACAGCGCGACGGCTGGGACAGCGTTGCCCCCATCAGCCGTGTCGAAATGAGTCTGGAAGCGCGGCTGACCCAGCTCATCATCAAACCGCAGAAAACCGGCGGTGACTTCAAGGAAATTGACCTGCTCGGACGCCAGATTGAACGACTGGCACGGGTAAACCGCTACAGCCAGACCGGCAACGAGGCAGACCTTAATCCGAACATCGCTAACCGCAACAAAGGCGGGCGGCGCAAACCGAAAAAGAATTTTTTCAGTGACGAGGCTATCGAAAAGCTGGAGCAGATTTTCTTTGAGCAGTCTTTCGAATATCAGTTGCACTGGTATCGCGCCGGGCTTGAGCACCGCATCCGCGATATCCTGAAATCCCGCCAGATTGGCGCGACGTTTTATTTTTCCCGCGAGGCGCTGCTGCGCGCCCTGAAAACCGGTCATAACCAGATTTTTCTGTCGGCCAGTAAAACGCAGGCGTATGTGTTCCGCGAATACATCATCGCCTTTGCCCGTCTGGTTGACGTTGACCTGACCGGTGACCCGATTGTCCTGGGCAATAACGGCGCAAAACTGATTTTTCTCGGCACCAACTCCAACACCGCGCAGAGCCATAACGGCGACCTGTACGTCGACGAGATTTTCTGGATCCCGAATTTTCAGGTACTGCGTAAGGTGGCATCAGGTATGGCCTCACAGAGTCACCTGCGCTCGACCTATTTCTCCACCCCGTCCACACTGGCGCACGACGCCTACCCGTTCTGGTCGGGTGAACTGTTCAACCGGGGACGCGCCAGCGCCGCCGAACGCGTGGAAATCGACGTCAGTCATAACGCCCTTGCCGGTGGGCTTCTCTGTGCGGACGGCCAGTGGCGGCAGATTGTCACCATTGAGGACGCCCTGAAAGGCGGCTGCACGCTGTTCGACATTGAGCAGCTCAAACGCGAAAACAGCGCCGACGATTTTAAAAACCTGTTCATGTGTGAATTTGTTGACGACAAGGCGTCGGTGTTCCCGTTCGAGGAGCTGCAACGCTGTATGGTCGACACGCTGGAAGAATGGGAAGACTATGCGCCGTTTGCCGCAAATCCGTTCGGCTCCCGCCCGGTATGGATTGGTTACGACCCGTCACACCGTGGCGACAGCGCCGGATGCGTGGTGCTGGCACCGCCGGTGGTGGCCGGTGGCAAATTCAGGATCCTTGAGCGTCACCAGTGGAAAGGCATGGACTTTGCCACCCAGGCTGAATCCATCCGCAAACTCACCGAAAAATATAACGTCGAATACATCGGTATTGATGCCACCGGCCTCGGTGTCGGCGTGTTCCAGCTCGTGCGCTCGTTCTATCCCGCCGCGCGCGATATCCGCTACACGCCGGAAATGAAAACCGCAATGGTGCTCAAGGCAAAAGACGTTATCCGCCGTGGCTGTCTGGAATATGACGTCAGCGCCACCGACATCACCAGCTCGTTCATGGCTATCCGCAAGACCATGACCAGCAGCGGACGCAGCGCCACCTATGAGGCCAGCCGCAGCGAGGAAGCCAGCCACGCCGACCTCGCCTGGGCGACCATGCACGCCCTGTTAAATGAGCCACTCACCGCCGGTATCAGCACTCCGCTGACATCCACCATTCTGGAGTTTTACTGATGAGTAAGAAAAAAGGGAAAACACCGCAGCCAGCGGTGAAAACAATGACTGCCAGCGCCCCGAAAATGGAGGCATTCACCTTTGGTGAGCCGGTGCCGGTACTCGACCGCCGTGATATTCTGGATTACGTCGAGTGCATCAGTAACGGCAGATGGTATGAGCCACCGGTCAGCTTTACCGGTCTGGCAAAAAGTCTGCGTGCTGCCGTGCATCACAGCTCACCGATTTACGTCAAACGTAATATTCTGGCTTCAACGTTTATCCCGCACCCGTGGCTTTCCCAGCAGGATTTCAGCCGCTTTGTGCTGGATTTTCTGGTGTTCGGTAATGCGTTTCTGGAAAAGCGCTACAGCACTACCGGTAAGGTCATCAGACTGGAAACCTCACCGGCAAAATATACCCGCCGTGGCGTGGAGGAGGATGTTTACTGGTGGGTGCCATCCTTCAACGAGCCGACACCTTTCGCGCCCGGCTCCGTGTTTCACCTGCTGGAGCCGGATATCAATCAGGAGCTGTACGGCCTGCCGGAATATCTCAGCGCCCTTAACTCTGCCTGGCTGAATGAGTCGGCCACGCTGTTCCGCCGCAAGTATTACGAAAACGGCGCACATGCCGGATACATCATGTACGTCACCGATGCCGTGCAGGATCGCAACGATATCGAAATGCTTCGCGAAAACATGGTGAAGTCGAAAGGCCGCAACAACTTTAAAAACCTGTTTCTCTACGCCCCACAGGGAAAAGCCGACGGTATTAAAATTATCCCGCTCAGTGAAGTGGCAACGAAGGACGATTTTTTTAATATCAAAAAAGCCAGCGCCGCAGACCTGCTGGACGCGCACCGCATCCCTTTTCAGTTGATGGGCGGCAAGCCGGAGAACGTCGGGTCGCTGGGTGATATTGAGAAAGTGGCAAAGGTCTTTGTCCGCAATGAGCTTATCCCGTTACAGGACAGGATCCGCGAGATAAACGGCTGGCTCGGTCAGGAGGTCATCCGCTTTAAAAACTACTCACTGGACACTGACAACGGCTGAACATCGCCGCCTGCGGGCGGCTTTTTTACACCCCGTCATCACGCCCTCACACGCTCACCACCGCACAAAACAGCCCGCATACACACCAACGCCCCGGCGAACAATCTAAACGCCATCACGACGCGCTCAGACGCTGAAAAAATAAAATCAGCACCACCGCCAGCGCGCAGTGCTTTCCCCGCCTCGCCCGCCCGCTTCATGGGTCGGTTTGAATGCAGTTGAATTACAACTACCAAACCAAGCAATCCCTACTATTACGCAGAAAATGCATACTGAAATACCTCGTGCAAATTGATGCAGCTAAGTATGCATAGGTTTTATGCCTCAACGTATACGTTATCAAACAGAGCCCTGTTCAAAAACAGTATCAAAATATGGTAGGAGAGGATAAGCACACAGAAAGAAAATCAGGATGCATGCATATGTTGCGTATTACCGTGAAGGAGATCGGTGAGTAACATCGATGGAGATCGGTTCGTGTCACTTTCACAGAACCGTTTTTAAATTACCTTCACTGATCTCCTTCGGTCAACGGAGATTGTATTTTCCGCATTGATTCTCCTTTAAGTTCGATCTTGATACTGCCATGAACCAGTCGATCTAGGATGGCATCCGCATGTGTGGAGTCTCCGATCATTTTGTACCAGTTTTCCACCGGCAACTGGCTCACTACGATGATTGAGCCTCGTTGGTACATCAGATCCACTATTTCCAGCAGGTCGCTACGCTGTTCTGATGAGAGAGGTTCCAGCCCCCAGTCATCCAGAAGCAGCAGATCGCTATTATTCAGCCTGGTCAAAAGTTTGCTGTATCTTCCATCAGCATGCCCCTGATAGCACTGTTCCATCAGCGCTTTAAGGCGATAATAGTAGACCTTGTATCCCTGTCGGCAGGCATTATGACCAAGTGCACATGCCAGGAACGTTTTACCGCTGCCGGTGGCCCCGGTCAGTAAAATATTTTGTTTCAGGGTTAACCAGTTTCCCTGACTGAGTGAACGGATGAGGGCCCTGTCCAGCCCTCTATTGTTACGATAATCCAGCTTTGATAACTCAGCATTAAGTCTGAACCGTGCATGTTTGATCAGACGCTCTGCCTTCCTGTTTTCACGGCAGGTTAGTTCTTCTGCTGTCAGTAATGACAGGCGTTCTTCGAAGCCCAGCTCCTGGTATGTGCCCGGTTGAGCAAGTTGCTTTTTAAGCGCATCACGGAAGCCGGTGAGTTTAAGTGCGGTCAGTTGTTCGTAAAGATGATTCATCATTGGATCCCGTATCAGTGGTAATACTCACTGCCGCGTACGTTTTCGTGTTCCATCGTGGATAACAGATCTGGTTTTGGATCCTGAACAGGTTGTTTATCCAGACCTTTTTCCAGGATCGATTTAATACCTGACAGACGCCATACCTTTGTTTTCAGAGCTCTTGCACATGCTGCATTAAGTCTGGCTTTACTGTATTTTTTATGAAGGTTCAGGAGTCCAAGGCAGAAGCGATAGCTTTGTTCCGGATGTGGACGAGAGTTCAGTATATGAAGCACATAACTATGAGTTTCACTGCCTATGTGCCCCGCCCATTCCAGAAGACGCTCTGGCGTCCAGGTGGCATGCTGTCGATGAGCTTCAGGCATGTGCTCGTTGCGGGTACTGTAGCCATAAGTACGCTTGCGCGGGTGCACAGCAACCTCCTGCCCCTGATTGAAGAGTCTTACCAGTTCTCCGGAGATCCATGCTTCCAGTTGCTGGCCTAACAGCGAACATGGAACCGAGTAGTAATGTTTGTCGATTTCCACGTGGTAATCGGCATGAACTCTGACTTTCTTCACCAGGGTGTAACTGTAACTGGCTTCAGGAAGAGGCTTCAGTGCGGGTTTATCAAGCTGGATGAAGAGTTCTGCACGTGAATAACCCAACTTCTGCATTATTTTGTTATTCAGTCTTTCCAGCAACTCCCGAATGCGCTGATTAAGCGATGCAAGGCTGTAGAAGATCTCATGCCTGATTCGGGCCATGATCCAGCGTTCAACAACCTGAACGCCAACTTCAGCTTTGGCTTTATCTTTCGGTTTACGTGGCCGCGCAGGCAAAACTGCGACATTATAATGCTCAAGCATCTGCTGGTAGGTAGGGTTAACGTCAGGATCATACTTACATGCCCTGGATGTGGCGCTTTTCAGATTGTCCGGAACAACAAGTTCAGGAACGCCACCCAACCACTGGAAGCAGCGAACATGACTCATCACCCAGTCTTCAAGCTGCTGAGACCAGGTGGCCTCTGCCCATGTGTAACTTGATGCCCCGAGAACAGCTACGATGACCTGAGCAGTTCTTATTTCTCCGGTCTCAGGGTCGGTAACGCCAACGGTAGGTCCACAGTAATCAACGAAAAGTTTTTCGCCAGCTTTATGTACCTGACGCATTGATGGTGAAGTGGTTTTGAGCCATTCACGGTACATCCGGCAGTAATGGTTATAGCTGTAAAAACCGCCTGGATTACGCTCACAGTATTCTTCCCAGAGTAGCTGCAGCGTCACGCATTTATTACGCAGTTCCCGGTGTACTGTAGCCCAGTCAGGCAGAGAGTGCTTCTTCATCTTAACCTGGGTCTGAAGGAACGCATGTTTTAGTTTTGTATCATCCCATCCTGTAGGTAAGGGCCACTGCTTTATGCCAAGTTGAGCCGCCCGATTAGCATATCTGGATACAACGGAAGGGGAGATTGCAAGACTACGACCAATTTGTCGATGGCTGAGTCCAACACCGTATTTAAGCCTAAGAATTTCTTTAAGTTTTCTCATAGAAATTGGAACTGTTGGCATAGGTATCCTTTACCGGAATGGCAAAAGATACAGATCAACACACCTGTGAAGTTCCAATAACATTGATGGAGATCACTGAATAACAAAATGAGTCAAAAGTGATCTCCATCGATGTTATTCAGCGATCTGTTCAAATGTTATTACCCGATCTCGATGGAAGTTATTGAGTGATCTCCTTTCATGAAAATACGCATATGTCGTTGTTTCATCGTAACAAGCATTAGTATATAAATTACCATGTGCTAATTTATGTCTTAAGGTTGCCCCACTCTTTCTGTTAAAAAGAACATCGATAGTCAAAACAAGATTTTTAGAAAAGATACTTTCCAAATCATCTCTGCATTTATCTAGAAGCTGAGAAATACTTGTTGACTCCTCTAATCCCTTATCCAAATATCTAGTAGCATCCTTTCCGCTAAGCTCATAATAATAACGAACCATACCTTCCATTTGTGGTATTAAAAGATAAGCTGCACTGATGTAATCTCCCTGCCATAATTTGTAAAAGCCCAAATTAAAAATCTCCCTAAACTCCGGCTTGACAATTGGACTAGTTGTAACCAATTTAACGAATGTTGACAACGTCAAGCCATGTTCTTGAGAAAGTACATAGCGAGCAGGTTCAAAGACACCGTTTACAAAAATCTTATGAGTAATCTCGAAATTTCTTAGATATTGATCAATAACAACATCATCACTCATATCTTTTTTATTATCCAACGGCGGGATTGTATATATCTTACGCCCACTCTCATCATTAATTTCTGTTCCAACAAAACTAGAGAATAAACTTTTTTCTGATAATTTTAAAACTTGTTCCCTCATGCTTTCAATATTTTCAATCGGTGTTTCACTCATTAAAACTTTGAATATATCGGGCAAAGAACGCCCCGTCAGTTTTTTTTCACTTTCAGCAACCAAGTCACTAATATCAATAGAATGGCTTAAAGTGACATATTCACTCCTTACTTCTTCTCTCAAATTAGCAAGTTGTTCCTTTAAATCTTCTATCTGTTGGCTATCACCACCGTACTGTCTTAATTCAGAGATAGCTGTTCTTAACCAAGAGATCTTACCCATATTATCAGGTCGATCTGTTGCAACTTTAATAGTAATATTTGCAGATGCCAGTTTACATCTCTTGGCACGTTCATACTCACCATTTTTTTCATAAATAACTGCACTTGTCATATAAAGTGATTTTACAGCATCATAATATTTTTTATCTTTATGCTGCTCAGCCATCTTCTCAGCATTTTCCGCATACTGCAGATTATACCCATCAAAATCACGCACCATAAACCAAGTCAAATTATTGAAACCTTCAAAGATTAATCTTTCATTTTGAATACTATAAAGAGAATGAATGGCATTTTTAATCGCCATGTTTCCTTCTGATTTTCTAGGGTAGACCATTTTATTAATGTGCAAAGCCCTAGCAATATAATCACGAGCAAAAATAAAGCAATTTAAATCACTTTCATCCATGCTTTCGTTTTTTATTATTAGCTTTTCAATTGCTATATTTAGCATTTCAGCATAGGAATCAATTGCTTTAATTGCCACGTCTTTATTTTTCCGATTATTACACCAAACAACATCATATATTCTTGATAACAAAAATGGATTGGTTATTTTTTGAGAAACATATAAAAGACAGTCATTCACCTGCTCATCAAAATCTTCAGGCAATATTGATCTTTTATTACCCCAAATCATTTGGGGTTCAAATGATGGAGTGTTGTTAACAACTTGCAAATTGAAACTATATAGCATACCAAAAAGAGATGCTAATTTTTTCTCTTTGGGGTTTTCTGATGATTCAGCAATCCCATCCAGATATTTTTTTATTTTATGTGCATGAAATGTAACTGGTATATGCATAAAAACACTATAATCTAGTGTTTCAAGCTCTTCCCTTGTAAGAACAAAGATATCATTCATCGTTTTCACCTTTTTCAGTATAAATTTGCACACATTATTAGCAACATAATTATCAATAGTTAACACATGCAGATAAACAGCAATTTTACTATTATGCAACAAATTAAATCAGATGTTTATTGCTCTGAATAACAATAAAACCAACTCCACTCATCAGCGACCGGATACGTAAATTTTTTCCCGTTGTAATTTACGGTCGCACCACGCGCCAGCGCCTCAAGCTCCCATCGCTGCGGCCTGATACCGTTCTGAGCAAGGTCAACGCGGATACGGGTAATTTGCATTCTTTCCGACCGGGTCAGTCTGGCCGATGGCGCTATTTCATGCGGTTTTAACGGGCTTCCGTTTCTTTGCTGACGGTTTGGTCTTCTCAGGCCGTGTTTTAATGCGCCCCTGAGCGCCCTCACGACCTCCGGGTCATTCCATTCGATAACACCGTCATCAACCAGATTAAGCACTGCTGCGGCGTGCTCAGAAGGCGTGGGAGCCGGTAACGAAGTATCACCACCGGTGAGCTTTCCACAGTTATTGACAGGACTCCGAGGCGCGGCGATGCCGCTTTTTAAAGTCAAAGGCTCAACGACCGGCACTTTCGGAACAATGCGCCAGTCCGTCGTTCTGGTGATATGAATATGACGCGCGCCGAGATGCGGCGCGTAAATGCCGACCACTCTCTCGACTTCTTCCTCGTACTCGTTAACTTCATCCGACGGGCTACGGGCAACCCTGACAGTCTGACAATCGCGCGGAACATTTGCCCCACCCTGCGCGCTGATATACAACGCAAAATCACCACTGTCTGCGGCAGCGCGTGCAGCCTCGACGCGTTCGTCAAACTCATCAGCAATGCTGACGCCGCGAGGCAATTTGCGTAGTTCACGGTAAGCCCCCATTGTCGGCAGGCCAACCGTTTTAAATTGCGGAATGCGCCACGTTGACGCCCATGCGGTAACAGCCGCGGCAGTGTCTTTCAGCGGCCTGCCGGTATCGTTATCGAGCTGACCATCCAGTGCATAGCCGTCGATGTTTTTTGAAATGTATTTCGCGATATATCCCGCAGCACCGCCCCGGTTAAGGTGCTTTGCCTGAAAACGGTTTCGCGCGGCTCCTCTTTCGTCACCATCCTCTTTGAGCGCATAGCGACGCATGATTTCGATAATCTGGTTACGCTGGCGTGGATGACAAAAAAGCATCATATGCCAGTGCGGCGTTCCGTCGTGGTGGGGCTCGACGACACGCAAACCGTAGACCTGTAAATCATTATCCTTGAATGCCGTGCGCATCAGGCTCCAGATGCGGCAGAGATAACGCTGCGCATCCTTTGGATTAAATGCCTCATCGTTCCAGCCGTGATTAAGCTGGACGGTTTTACTTTCTCCTTTTCCGACCTGACGTGTCGGGTGATACTTTGACGGCGTGGTCAGCGTGATAAACATCCCCACATCACCCTCTGCGGCGGCGTAACGCTCAATACCGGCAATGGTGTTCATCAGCTCCATCCGGCGAATTTCAGGATTAGAAATACTGCCCATCACCTTACTGATAAGGTCGATGCGCTCGCCGGTTTCCCTGTTTTCAAGGTCACATGATTTAAGAAACTCCAGATTTGCCTGGCGGCGCGCACGCACATCACGAATGGCATGTTTACTGGCATAAGGAGAACGGTCTTTATTGACCTCCCCGACAGCAATCAGTAACGCCTCATGCCAGCGCATACGCTGGCCTTTAAGCTGATGAGTCCACCACTCATCGTTAAACAGACGGGCAATGGCAGAATAAGCCTGCCTCGTGGTCATCTGTCCTTTACGGTATTTTTTCCAGTAGAGAGGGGAAATATTGAAAGCTCGTGCAGCGCCAGCAACATGACCATACAGGTGAGCCTGAGCCTCATCCGTAAACAGTGATTCTTTTTCGCCATGCGCATCCACCCAGGCATCGCTGAGTTCCTCATACATCATGAAAAGCTGCGATGAGATACGGGCGGCAAACTTTTTCAGCTCCTTGTCATTCATTCCCGGCAGGCGCGCATAGTGGTCACGCTCTGCCAGAAACAGCAACGACGCGTCGGTGTTCATTTCATGGCGCTGATTAACGCGCTCAATGCGCGGCCATAAACGACGCTGAAAAGTGGATGTGAGGAAATAAAACCCGTGCACCGGGCTTTTATTGCGCCGGATGTAGTCATAGCGTGAAGTAAACAGCGAGCGCAAAAAGTAAGGCAGGCGATTAATCGTGGATAAAACACCTTGCACCTGACGCATCTCGTCACGTGTAAGGGGTCTTTCGCGCCCGACGGCCTCGCGTGGCGCGTTCCATGCATAAGCACCGGTAAACGTCTCACCGGTGCCTGCGGCAAATGCTGACGGAGGGACAAAACGCCCGGAGGCTTTAACGGCCATATGAGCCAAAAGCCTCTGAACAACGCTTGCTGAGTTGCTCAACCTGCGCGTTTAAATCAGCAAAAGACGTTGCGCTTCCGGTCAGAATATCGTGATGCATCAGGCCGGAAACGAGCTGGCTTAATTTCGGGTAATAACCAACCACCGCCAGCCATTCCTGACCGGCGTTTTTACCGCTTTCCGCTCTCTTTTTCTCGTGGAGAATAAACTGAAAGCTGTCACTGGTAACGACATAACGTTCGCCAATTTCAATACGAATACTCATGCCGTTCTCCGGTAATGTTTGTTTTTTGCTTCAAAGACTGACTGACAGGAAACACAACGCGTGGCTGACGGATAAGCCGCACGACGGGCAGCAGGTATTGGAGCGTCACACTCTTCGCAAACCAGCGAAGAAACACCGCAATGTTTACCCCTTGCCGCGTTAATCTGGCGCTCCAGTAATTCAGCCTGTTGTTCCTGAATAAAATCTACGTTGTCCGGCATTATCAGCTCCTTTTATCGTTAAGTTTCCTGGATACATCAGCGCAATAACTGGCGAGTTCTGTCGTTAATTTTGTCAGTTCATCCACTGAGGAAATTTGCTTGTGGAATACAGCACGTTTAACAAGTAAATTGACCACATCAGACAGGAGGTTTAATTCATTCTGATAAATCGCGATAACAGATTCAGTTATGTCGCGTTTTTCTTTATCAAGACAAAGTTGAATAAGAGACAAATCACCATTTTCCATAACGGCGATTTTTAAGGCGTTATTCAGTAATACAACTGAATGAGAACAGGACATCAAAGCACCTCCCCGCGAGACAATCCGATATTGTGAAATTTTTCCGACTCCTGACTGAGCAGCTCGACTATCTCCACGCGGGATAACTCCGCCTTTGTGATGTGGCGAATCATGGCGTCAAGATGAGAAGAAAAGCGCGTCGCTGCGTCGGCCTGTGCTTCGGTTCTGGCCTGTTGCAGCAGTAATGCGTATTTACCGCACTGATTTTCAGAAACTGTATGCATGACTTTCTCCAGGCAAAAAGAAGCCCCGCACAATTAAGTGCGTTAAAAACTCTGGTTAATTACTTAATGCAGATATTGCTCTGGTTTTACCGACGTCAGAATTGTCGGTGCATACTCAAACAGACTGAATAATTCACGTAATGCACGGAATAAAGCATCACGCCAGTAACATGATTCTTCATTAATGCGCCAGTATGGCTGGTTGAATTCTTTTTCAGTCAATCCGGCATGCATAAATAAAGTACGACGCTGACTGACTGTTAAAAAACTAATATATGCATACTCACTTGCGCCAACCTGACGGCGTTTTGAGAATGCCCCACGCAATTCATCAATTGCACAAACCAGCCGTTCACGTTCGACGTCGTTCATTTCTTCAAAACGCATCGTTGCATGACGTTGTTTTAACTGCGCATGAAAGCAAACCGTTAGCCGTTCGCGTTCCATCATCTGATTATAATAATCACATGTATCCTGCCAGCGAGGGACGGCCAGATGCTTACCAATTATCCGGCGCATAGCTGCTGGCTGTTTTTCAACGAGATTAAGCGTCATCACTGTCATTTCCAGACTCTCCGGCTTTTCAGAAAGGTCAGAGCCTTCTTTAACGGACTCTGTTTTTTGGTGCGGATAATGATTCCCTTGCGTCCCTTCCCGTGGGTGATGGTGAAGTCAATCGCCCTGGGGCTTTCGTTACGCAATAACTGAGCAATACAACGCGGCTCATTCATAATCACAACCCCATCCACAAAAGCCATGCATCACGCTGTTCAACCGGTCGGTTATAAAACGCCTCACGTACAGCGCGATTAAACTCAGGAATGAAAACCCATTTTTCACCGGCACGAGCCTTCGGTTTGCAAGGATCACGTAATTCAATAATTGGTAATTTATTTGCCTTCACCATTTCACTGACGGCTGTCTTTGGCTTCCCTAATAAATCAGCAAATTTATCCACATGAACCGCATCCAGCGGATACTGAATCACATAATTTTCAGCGTCCATATATGGTACCCTCATAGGATCCAGCCCTTTCTAAACCACTCAAAACCGTTTAGACGCTGGTTTATTCTCAAATCAATGGAACCTATATAGGTTCCAGTTTTGAGGGAATTTAGTCCCTATATAGGCACCATGTCAAATGAAATTAAGCGAAAAGATTAAGGCCTTGCGTGAGGCTGAAGGGCTAAGCCAATCAAAATTCTGTGAAATCATAGACTTACCACTAAGTACACTTAAAAAATATGAAGGAGGAAACTTTGAACCCGGTGGCACAGCTTTGCTAAAAATCACTATGCATCCCACATTCCAAAAATATGCTCTATGGCTTATGACAGATAAAACCGCGCCGGACGCAGGACAAATCGCACCGGCTCTCGCGCACATTGGGCCAGAGTCAACAGAGTCCAACCACTCCGCGAAAAGGATTGGCTAACTCTATATAAAGATTACATTTTCATCATTTGCTACCAAGATGGTGAATACAGCGCCGGAGGGCTTTCTTATGGCAATTAAGAAGCTCGATGATGGTCGCTATGAAGTGGACATTAGACCTCGCGGTCGCGACGGAAAACGCATCCGCAGGAAATTCGAAAGAAAAGCTGAAGCACTAGCATTTGAGCGATACACAATCGCCAATGCCAGTCAGAAAGAATGGGGAGGCCAGCGAGCAGACCGCCGGACTTTGAGTGAGTTGCTGGACATCTGGTGGAAATATCACGGGCAAAACCACGAGCATGGAACAAAAGAGTTTAATCATCTACTCAAAACCATCAGCGGCATAGGTGATATACCAGTGAGCAGGATGAGCAAAAGGGCTTTGATGGATTATCGTTCCATGCGACTACGTGATGGTATCAGTGCCGCAACGATAAACCGTGACATATACCGATTATCCGGCATGTTCACAAAATTAATTCAATTGGATGAATTTTCCGGGCAACACCCAATTCACGGACTGCCGCCACTGGCGGAGGCCAACCCTGAAATGACGTTCCTGGAAAAAGCAGAAATCGAAAAACTGTTAAATGTTTTGGCTGGTGATGACTTACTTGTCGCGCTTTTATGTCTGAGCACTGGAGGAAGATGGACGGAAGTTGCCACGCTAAAACCAGCACAGATTACAAATTGCAGGGTTACCTTCCTGAAAACCAAAAACGGTAAAAAGCGAACCGTGCCGATTTCTGAGGAACTGGAGAAAAAAGTTAAAGAGGAGGCCAGCGCCAAATTATTCAAAGTTGATTATGAGAAATTTTGCGGGATTTTACGCAGAGTGAAACCTGATATACCACCCAATCAGGCAACCCACATCCTGCGACATACATTCGCAAGCCATTTCATGATGAATGGGGGCAATATAATCGCACTGCAACAGATTCTGGGACATGCGAGCATTCAGCAGACGATGGCCTATGCGCACCTTGCGCCTGACTATCTGCAAAATGCCGTCGCTCTGAATCCACTAAAAGGCGGAGTGACGTTATAA